TGGTAAGAACCTTAGTGGATTGTTTAAAGATATCTATGAGAATCAACAAAACAAGAAACAAAGAATTTCTGAGCTAATTGCTGAAATGAAAAAGGTAATTAGACATGCGGGGGATATGGCAGTAATTGGGCCAATCATAAAAGATTTAGTTGATACATCAGTTAAGAATGATGATTCACTAATCAAGATGGCAGCAATTGCACAAAGAATTATTGGAGCATCACAAAAAGCAGAAGGGGATAGTGGATTTCTTTCTGATGATGAAAAAGAACAATTATTAAAACAACTTGATGAGACCATTACACAAGTTGCAGATGAACAAGATATAAAAGTTGATGAACTTACCAATGAGGTAGAGGAACTCAAACAAAGGGTAGGTGTAGATGAGTAGGTTAGGAAGTTCAAGTAGATTTTCACGACAAGGTTCTAATATTGGATTAAAAAAACCTGAATTTGGAATTGTTTTAGATGTAGTTACTAATATAGATTCTGATTCTATATTTGATTTCGATTTTGATATTGAAAATAAAGATAAAATTGATACAAGAAATACATCAATAATTGGTTCTTGTAAAATAAAATTACTAACTGATGTAACATCTAATATACAGGACTTAACATTTACTCCTCCATTAGATTATTTAAATTTAGATTTACCCATAATCGGAGAAACTGTTGAAGTTTTAACCCTTGCATCAAATGAACAAGTATATAGGAGAGTTTCAAGTCCACAAATTAATATAGGAAATGCTATTGAAGATGTAAATAAAGTTTTATTTCCTGAAACCGAAGATAGTAATACTACTTCAGATTATAAAGAAACATCAGAAACAGGAACACCAAACTCCTCAGCTGAAGAAGCTTCTATTGAAAACGAATATTTTGAACAAACTAAAGTTAATCCCCTTCAGTTTTATGAAGGTGATAAACTAATTCAATCGAGATTCGGTCAATCAATTCGTTTTAGTGGTTATAATAATGTAGATAATGTTTTAGCTCCAACAATTATTATAAGAAATAGACAAGGAGATAAGTCATTAAAAGATTTAAAAATAGGAGAACCTACTTTTGAAGATATTGTTGATGATGGTTCAAGTATTGTATTATCAAGTGGAGAACACTTATTAGAATTTACTCCTGGTACTGTTGATACACCATTAGAAACAGAACCAATATATGCAGAAGAACCCGAACTAAAGGGAACAGACCAAGCCTTAATCAATAGTGGTAGAATTATATTATCATCAAAAGATTCTGAAATGTTATTTTACTCAAAAGGAAATTATTCATTTATATCAGATGGTAAACTTACAATAGATAATGGATTGGATGGAGCTGATATGGACTTCAATGGAGATGTATTAATTACTACAAATGATAACAATGTATCAATATTAGGAGGTACAGGAGAGATATACCTTAATACAGAAGAATCAGAACAACCTTTGGTAAGAGGACAGGTATTAGTTGAATTAATGGAAGAACTCATCGATACAATTAATGCACAAATATTTTCAACTCCAGCTGGACCAACCGCAATGGGCCCAAATAATCGTTCTGATTTTAATTCTATAAAATCAAAATTAAATGATTTTCTTTCCACACTTAATTATACGGAGTAAATATTATGTCTTGGGATAAGTTTAAAAACAATATGTTAAGATATATGCAGAGAGAAACTACTGTACAAGTATCTTCAACTAAACTTGGTGTACCAGCATGGAGACCAGACTTACGATATTACAATGGTGATATTGTAAACGATGGTGGTACTGATTGGAAAGCTACAACTAAAACTCATATCTCTACACCAGATAATGATATAGAAACAGGTAAACCATCAGTTAATAGTACCACATGGAGAGCAGTTGCTGGACTTGTAATTGACCCTTTAAATCCAACTTCTCCAACATCTGACCAGATTACACGAGAAAATAAAACTGTAAAAATATCTAACGAAGTAGAATCGTATGATGATTTTGCAGAATTCCTAACACAACAATATAATCAAGTTGTTTCAACTGGTAAACAAACACTAAATGAAATACCAATTGATAAACCCAAAATAGATGATATGGAACTGCAGATTAAATTAGCTTGTAGAACGGCATTGGGTGTACAAGATGGTAATCATAATTTTATAGATGATATAGGTAATGGTGTATTGGCCTATTGGACAGGAGCGGAATTAATGACTCCAATCCCACCAATTCAAATACCAAAAGGAGCTGTACAAAATGTTGAATCAACAAAATCAATATGTACTAATCCTGGTGAATGGAAAAAGATAGGAGAAATATTTCCAATAGACAATAGTGAAGTTTTTATAGATAGATTAATTAGTAAACTAAAAATACATCTTACAACAATAGAAGGTATATATCAAACAACATCTCTTTACCCCGCTGGTATTACCGTAGTATCTTTGCCAGGTATAGTAGAATGGAAGGGTTGGACAATACCATAAAATTAAAGTACATATATTTATATTAAGATAAACACAATTGAAAATGAATAACAAACAATTAATAAAAGTAATAAAGACTCTTGTTGAGGTAGAAACTGCCAAACAACAAGAACGTTTTTTATCGAAAACTTTTCCAAAGATATTGGCAGAGGAAGTAAATAAAAGATTAGCAGAGGCGAAGGGAGGTGTAGTCAGCGTTCCCTCTCCGCAAGTAGTTGTAGAGGATGTGGTAGACCCATTTGAACAAGCAGAACTTGCACTTGAGGAACAAAGACAGGCACCAACAAAACAACTTTCAAGAAATCCAATATTGAATGAGGTTTTAAACCAAACACAGCCATTTACAAAAGCACAAAGAGCAGGTGGTGGAACACCAGGTGGAGGTAAATCAGTATTAGATAATCTACCACAACAACAACCAATCCAAGAGAGTATGGATAAAACTGTTGAGTTTACTTCTCAAGGAGCTGGAGCTGGAGTTGGAGGATTAAAAACTCAGATGGCTCATAAAATGGGATATGGTGATATTGCAACAAAACCAAATAAAACAGGACTTGGTGTACGAACAGGATTACCTGGTCTTGATAAAATATTAAATAGAGATAATTCAGAACTTGTAAAAAAGTTTAAAAGATAGGGAGTAAATAGTGGCTTATATTCTTGATAAAAAAGTAGTAAAGGATACCAAAGAGTTTAATAACTTTGCGTATGGTATTACTTTGCCTGTACAACGAGGTAATACAGGATATTTTTCTCAGGCATTTAATTCATTTGAACAAGCAAAAAGTAATTTAAAAAATTTACTTTTAACAAGAAAGGGAGAAAGAATATTTCAACCAAACTTTGGAACAGGATTACATGAATTATTATTTGAACAACTTACTGATGATTTATCAACTAAGTTAGAACAAACAATAACAAATAGTGTAAATTCTTGGTTACCATATATAAACATTGATTCTATTGATGTTAAGATGACTGATGAAATGAAAGATAAACATAGAGCAGAAATGAGTATAACTTTTACTATCGGTAGTCAATTTGAATCACAAGAAGTAACATTTACATTAGAGGGATAAAATAAATGGCATTAAATTCATCATTTAAAAGTAATAAGGGAAGAGATATAAAATATCTTAATAAGGATTTCTCAAGTTTTAGAGAAAACCTAATTGATTACGCAAAAACATATTTTCCACAAACTTATTCTGATTTTAATGAATCCTCACCTGGTATGATGTTTATTGAAATGGCATCTTATGTTGGTGATGTATTATCTTATTATGTAGATGATTCATTGAAAGAATCAATGATGTTATATGCAGAAGATAAGAAGAATGTATTAGCATTATCTGAATACTTGGGTTATAAACCAAAGGTAAGTTCTCCTGCAATAACTAACTTAGCAGTTTACCAAGTAGTTCCATCAACAGGAACAGGTGATGAAATTAAACCAGATTCAAAATATTACCTTAGAATAAAAGAAGGAATGTCTGTAAGAGCAAGTTCAACAGGAACTATTTTCAGAAGTACTGAAATTTTAGATTTTGCAGATGATACCGATAGAGAGATTAGTGTATATAATTCAAATGAAGGAGCACCTACTCAATATCTTATAAAAAAATATGTAAAGGCAATATCTGCAGAACTAAAACAAATAACATTTGATTTTGGCAATACACCTAAGCAGTTTTCTAAGATAGAATTAGGAAATGATAATATAATTGATATTTACGATGTAAGGGATTCTAATGGAAACAAGTGGTACAATGTACCTTATCTTGCACAAGAAATGGTTTATGTTGATTATCCAACATCAGATATAACTGATAAAGATTTATCACAATTTAAAGAACAGGCTTCAAACGTATTAAAAGTAATAAAAACATCTCGTAGATTTACTACAAAGGTAAATGAAAATAATTCTACATCTCTTGTTTTTGGTGGAGGAAACTCAACATCAGGTGATGAAACTCTAATACCAAATTTCAAAAACGTAGGATTGGGATTAAATAATTCAATTGATAGATTAGGAGATTCATTTGACCCTTCTAATTTCTTAAAAACAAAATCATATGGTCAAGCACCAGTTGGTGAATTTACAATATCTTACTTAGTAGGTGGTGGTGTTGAATCAAATGTTGGAGTTGGTGAATTAGTACAAATTGAAACAATTGATTTTGATGAAGATAGAAATTCATTTACACCAGAAGAAAGAGGGTTATATCGAACAACAGTAAATTCGGTAGCGGTTGATAATGAAGAATCTGCAACTGGTGGTAAAGGTGCAGATACGATAGAAGAAATTAGAGAAAATGCATTAGCAAACTTCGGTTCTCAAAATAGAGCAGTAACTAGAAAAGATTATCAAGTAAGAGCATTATCAATGCCATCTAAATATGGTGCGGTTGCAAAGGCATATTGTGCACCTGATGGAGAATTGGATAATAACTCACCAGCATCTATTCTTTCTAATCCTGATTCATTAGAAGAATTCACTAATTTAGTTTTATCATTAAAAGAAACCGAATCAGATAGTGAAATTGATATTAAAGAAAGATTACAAAAGTTTCTTAAAAATAAAAAGAACTCTGTAACCGAAAAAAATAATCCATTTGCTATAAATTTATATTTACTTGGTTATAATCAAGATAAACAATTAAGTACTTTAAATCGTGGTATAAAAGAAAACCTAAAAACATATTTATCTTAATATAGATTATTAACAGATGGTATTAATATTATAAATGGATTTATTATTAATATCGGAGTAGATTTTGAAATAAGAGTTTATGGTGGATATAATAAAAGAGAAGTATTAACAAGAGTTCAAAATGAATTATCAAATTACTTTGATATTGATAATTGGACTTTTAATATGCCAATAAACATTTCTGAAATAGAATTATTAATTGCAGGAATTGAAGGAGTACAATCTGTACCAAAATGTGAAATTACTAACAAGTGTTTAGGAAACTATTCTTCTAACTCATATAACATACAAGAGGCAACTAAAGGTAAAATGGTTTATCCATCTTTAGACCCTTCTGTATTTGAAGTAAAGTACCCTAACAAAGATATAAGAGGGAGAGTTGTATAATGTACCATTTCGTAACAGCATCTAAAGATGCAACAATTTACTTACAACAACCAAAACAAAACACAGGATTTGATGAAATACTTGAAGTATCCAAAGTTTATTATGGTAATTTAAAAGATGTATCAAGGTCACTTATTCAGTTTAACACAACAGAATTATCTTCTTCCATTGCAAGTGGAGATGTAACAATGAGTTCAGCTGAATTAATTATTCATGAATGTGAATCACTAGAGATACCTACAAATTATTCAATATATGCATATGCTGTATCACAATCTTGGGATATGGGTATAGGAACAAGGTTTGATGAAATATCAACAGAGGGTGTAACTTGGAATAAAAGAAATACCAATTCATCTTGGTTACCTGGTTCTGCATCTTTGGATAGTTCTGGTTCATATAATGGTAAAGGTGGTATGTGGTATACCGGTTCGTATGCTACACAATCATTTAACTACGAATCAAGTGATATTAATATGAACGTTATTACTCCATTAACTGCTTGGATTAGTGGTTCATTACCAAATAATGGATTTATATTAAAACACGATTCATCATTAGAAAACAATACAACTGATTATGGACAATTAAAATTCTTCTCAAAAGAAACAAATACAATATACCAACCTAAACTAAGAATTGGTTGGGATGATTCTTCATTCTCTA